GGTTTTAGTGGGAATGTTCTGGTAAGCGTCCCGACTTATACGTTCTAAAGAAAAATCGGTTCCGCTACGACGAACTACAGCAGACAAAATGTCAATTACATCTGTTCCCAACGAATATGCGGAGGTACCATCCGTAACAGTTTGTGTGCGCTCCACGATGGTCCATTGGTTCAACCCACGGTTGGCCCACTCTGCCAGCATTAGATTCAAAGATCGACGCGCTGTTTTGAGATCATAACCAGTGCGAACCTCAAGTCCACACCGCTCAAAAGCCTCTTCGATGTAGTCAGATACGTCTAACTCAAAATCAGTGCTGCCCGAAGTTGTCATTACTCTTTCTCCGCATACAGATTATCAAAAATCTGATTTACATCCATGGTATAGTCTAAATCCGATTTTGAATAGTGTATGTGTTGAGAGGGTAGGAAGTCTGGCGGACCGTCACCGGTTTCAAACCACGCAGGATGTGTCACTCGCACACGATTATTAGGCAGAGCAACTATGTTGCCCGTGTACGGGCCCGCATCCAAAAGCTCTAAAACATGGCTTTGTTTGTGCTGAGCAGGGTCATCTGCGATTTCGCTTTCGGTATAGTCCACGGTAAAATAGTATTTAGCCGGGTAGAACTCAGGCCCTATTTTAGCAATCCATGGGCATGGATGAGCCCTGTCTAAACGATAAACTGCGTGTGTATGGGACATGCAGTCCCAAGGTTGAGCTAAATGGACGGGCATAGGTTCCGGCCATTCTTCAAGGGCGGTGTCTCCAACAAGGGCGGTTATGGGCATTCTTGCCCACATCGCGCCCCCGTGAACATTAGGTTGATCGGTTCCGTCAGCTTCACAGCCAGTGAATATCATTTGAAAACTCAAGCAACGACTAGGCATAGTCGTCACCGCAATGGCCATAGCGTGAATAAACTCACCGTGGTAATTCAAATGATTACAGGTGTACTCTCTCCGCACCCAACATTTGAAGTGCGGAATGTTGCTTTGAAGATATGGCAAGTTACTTTACCTTGCCGCCCTTGGCATAACCCTTCTTCTTCATCATGCCGCCATTAGCCATTTTGGCGACCTTGCCGCCTTTGGCCATGCCCTTCTTCTTCATGCCGACCTTGCCGCCGTTAGCCATCATGCGGACCTTGCCACCTTTGGCCATGCCCTTCTTCTTCATTACGCCGCCGTTGGCCATTTTGGCGACTTTGCCACCCTTGGCATAACCTTTCTTCTTCATGCCGACTTTACCGCCATTAGCCATTCCGCGAACTTTGCCGCCTTTAGCCATACCTTTGGACTTCATACCCCCGCCAACAAGAGAGGCAGCATACTCGTCCATCGTCATAAATTCTTTTGCCATTTCACGCTCCTACGCTTGACTTACTGAACCCTTAGTTCTTTTCCTGCGGTCGGGCATTACTACTCCACAGCCCCGGGCGACCGCTGTCCCGGCTACTTTTTTGCCCCTGAACGGCCTTTTGGCTTTCGTTTCATAGCCGACCGCACCGCCGTTTTTGAGGTTGGTGACTTTCGCTCGCTTGGTGTTTGCGACAACGGTCTTGCCTTTGGCTCCGGCTTTTTTCTTTTTACGAGCCGTTTTAGCTCGTTCAGATTTTGAGAGACTATTAGCTTTAGCTCTTGGAAGACAACGATCAGGGTTTTTCTTATCTTTTGAAGTGCCACAAGGACCTTTGATAGAGCCATCACTGCCAATCCTCACCCAATCCTGTTTGAGCCATTGTTTTAACTGTCCCATTAAGACCTCTTAGATTTTGAGTTCTTTGCCAGTTTCGATAATGTTCGCGCCTGCTGAGCATGAGCTCTTGATGCTTTTCTCAACTTGCCCGCTACCTTTTTCACCCGTGCTCTGTCGCGAGGTTTCATAGTGACTACCGGCCCTTTCGCTTTCCACCTTTTGACTTTTTAGCGTAGTTAGGGTCTTTACAGTATTTGGATGCGGCAAGATTTGCATAGGCTGACGGGTATGTATCAAACGTCCTTTTAGCCCACGCCTTTCCTTCCGGACAAATCTTACCACCACTTTTTACCTTTCCGCCTTTTTTCATGCGGACGACTGTACTTTTCCCTGCTCTACGAACGGGGCAAGCACCAGATCCAAGATTCACTACACTTCCCATCAGATCACCTTTTGAGCAATGGCAGCGGCTACGATCAAGGCAGCAATGCCCCATAGCCGCATGTCCAGTTTATCCAGTTGTTTCTGAATATCGGCATAACGTCGAGTGCACTCTTCTTCGTGCTTTTCCAAAAGCTTCAAAACGTCCTCGGCCTTCATTAACATTTCCACCTTCTACGAGCTTGGCGCAGCCGTGAATTAGGATTCTTCGCTGCCTTTGGAAACTTTTTCATCTGTCCAGCGGACCGAGCGCAGAAAGACTTTCTACGCTTGGCGTCTTTGCTGCCTTTTTTGACCTTACCTGTAACCGCTGTCTGGAGCTTACTTCCGGGATTGGCCTTTCTGTAAGCCGCAACACCAGCCTTAGTCATTCCCGCCCCAGCTTTGGTGGGGCGGAAGTTCTTTTTGTTGCGCGGCGGCATTTTTGCCTTACGCCTAGCCACGTTTCACCTAGTTAAAAAAGAACGTCACTGCCGTGATATTGGTCAGGGTTCCAACAAAGATGTCGGTTACCCGGATACCTTCAGCAGGGATGTTCACAGAGTGTGTGTCGGAAGCATTAAAGTCCAAATCAAGGACTGTAGCGCCGCCAGAACCATCTGTAACAGTGAGCCGTGGGGTTCCAGATGCAGTCTTCAACTGAATCTGTCTGATACGAGCAGGGCCGACAGCGAGAGAACCCGTGCCGGTAATCCGTTTCGTCCTTACATCTGAGCCTGCCATCGGTGACTCCTTAGAATACTGAGTATTCTAGCTCAACGGTAAACCTGCCCGCAGTGGCATCTGCGTTCAAAGTGGTCGTAGCCGCAGCGTAAAGATGTTTACTAGCGATTGCCGCCGTTACGTTTGGCTCAAACACATGAAAGTTTCCTGCGGAGTCATTGAAATTGATGTCAATCTCAGTAACAGATCCAGCAGCACTGACCTGCGGATCAAAGATGGTGACGCCTGCACCTACAATTTCTGTCCCAGAAGAGACGGCTGCATTAGTCGCCGTGCCGCTGGTGGCACTCAGTTGTAAGGAACCAACCAGTGTTTGACCTGCCGCCGTGGTGATGCCAATTACAGCTTTATGAATGAAGAACTTTGTCGCCGTCACCAGATCATCAGGATGATCAGTGTTCAGAGTTCCAAGCTCTACAAGAACGTCACCGTCAGCATATTGAGTGCTGGTATCTGTGCCCGCGAGGGTGCCTACAAATGTCTGGATTTTTCTTGTGCCAAGTGAGATCAGTTGACCGGTTGAATTGACGGAAAATCCAGTTTCCGTAATCGCACCAGTGGTGCTGCTCTCATTGATCACGTTGAAGCCCGCCTTGGAGCGGACTGAACCTGAGAAGGTTGTGTTTGCCATGTTATACTCCTGTCGTGGCAAGTGTCAGCTTTCGCTGTCAGGGATGAATTACCTTAACGCAAAAAAGAAAGGGCGGCAATAGTGCCGCCCTTTCGCTACGCCGTTCACAAGATCATTATGCGCCGGGTGTACCGAAAACGCAACGCCAATCTGAAACACCGAAGCTGTAACGCTCACGAGCCTTAAAGCGCATGTTGCCGGTATCAAAGTCGCCTTCCATGGCGGTCTTGATAGGCGAGCGGTTGAACATCTTGAAGCCGTTAGGCGCATCCGTCTTGATGAAGAACGCATCCGTGTCGGTCAGGAAGTGGTTAACCACTGCACCTTCCGGAAGCATCCCCATGTTACGGATCGCATTGGCATCATTGTCCGCCGTGCCTACCCGCAGATTGGAGTTCATCACACGCTCTGCAATGAATTGCAGCTCTTTCGGAATGATGAGCTTCATGCCACGGACAGCAATTTTAAGACCACGCTCGTCTGTGAGACCAGCAATGTCGATGAGCATCTGCTCAAGCGAGGTCTCGTTCAGGTCCGCCGCGGTAGACAGCAAGTTGCGCTGATTACCAGAAAGCGACGGGTGAGACGACGAACACAGTGCAGCGCCATCACCGATGGCACTTGCCCCGGTGCTGAACGCATTGTTCAGAATTGCTGCGGCTTTGATCTGCTTGGTCTGAGCCATTGAACGAGCCAGAGCTTTGGTGTAACGCGAGGCCAGACGATCATACAGATTGTCCTCAATAGCTTCCTCGGAGATCGAGAAGGCCAAAGCAATGGTCTCGTGTGTATAACGTGCAGTGAAAGTCTCCTGCGCGTCATCAAAGCTAACCGTTCCGCCCTCAGACTTGACCGGAGCAGTTCCAAAACCACCGAGCATCACCTCTTCTTCAAAGGCACGATCAGAGGTTTCTTCGTCGAAGATTTCAGCATGTTCGTTTTCGTAACGATCATACTCAAGGCCAAAAAGAGCATTCAAGCCGGGCTCAAGCTCTTTCGCCAGTTGTGCGCGAGAAATAGCCATTACAAGCCCTCCTTAAATACCAGTGTTCGCAGCGGTGCCAACGGCTGCTGCAAAACCACTGTTAAAGTGACCAAGAAGTCTAACGATATATTGGTGACCCACCGCAGAATAATCTACGTTTGCGTCATCCTCGAAGAGACCAACGATACGAACATCCAACGTCGCCGTTGTTGCCGCAGTGCTGATATCTAGCATATCGCTCGACTGACCAGTGTTGGTGCTGCCGTTATTCACAGACGCCATAGCGCAGTTTGCGAAAACGTCCGCGAGTGCGGTTGCACGATCCGTGTTTGTTCCGTCAGCCACAACAGTGTAGAGCTGCATCGGATTGTCAAACACAAAGGCTTTGACAGGGTGGTTCGTGTTAACGCTTACGTTGTTAGAACCCGGCCAGTAATTGCTGAACACCGTTTTACCTGTGTTGGAGTCAACATACTCAACGCCGTTTAGAACGCCAAGCGGAGCCACCGCTTGATCCGTTTTACCTATGACGCCTGCCGCAAGAGGGATTACAATACCGCCGTGATAAATCGCGTCAGTGTTGTCGGATGCGATCTCGTACTGAGTAGTACCAGTAGAGTTAGGGCCGCTACCCGTAATCCCAATCGGACGAAGGCCATAGCCACCAGTAAGAGCATTTGCCATCTACTTACTTCCTTCCAGATTGTGGGGCTACTTTCTTGTACCCCCAAAGGTTACACGGGATTGACGGTCAGGGTTACTGATCGTCATTGTCGAATGTGCATTCTCACGCATCATATCGGAGTCAACCGCGTCCATCTGGTCCTTTGTCCTTCCTTGGAAGTACGCAGTCCTTTCGTCTACAGTCTCCATCGGTATGCGAGCGAGAACAAGTCCACCTACCCCAAACACACCTTCATACTTACCTGAATCGATTACCGGGGCCTCAAAGTCCGGGTACTCGTCCTTACGAACCAGTTCCCAGCCCTCACGCAGTTTTGCGCTGATGTTCTTCGTATCGTCAAAACCACGGGTTTCAGCCCTGATCCAACGATGCTTGAACCCATCCGGTGCAGGCGGTGCATCCAACATAGACGGGGGAGCCCACGGCTTACGCCTAGCCGTCTTCTCCCGAGTTGTTTTTGCGCGAGGAGTTCTCTTAACTGAGCCTTCAAACATTTCTTCAGTCATCGCTTACTCCTTCACGTGCTTTGCGTATTCTTCAAGCGGCACACCCAATTTCTTCGCAATCGCGACTTGGCTAGGGGTGAGTCTAACCTTTTTCCCACTGCTGCGCCCAGATGAGTTGCGGGATACGGAAGCTACGGTCTGAGCGGGCCGCCTGCTTCCACCGGAATTGCCAAGTTTATGTGGAAACTCGTCCCCCATACGCCTGTCAAGCTCAGTATAGTAATCATCCGACTTGGGGTCAAACCCTTCATCTTCGACTAATTTTTTGTGAATGCCGAAAGCGGCGTAGGTCATAGCCTCATCGGAGCCAAACCATTCGTTCTTTTGCGCCCAAGCTTCAGCCTTCGGATCCGGTCTGCGCGGCTGGGCCTGCGGGCTAGGCTGAGAAACCTGCGCCGCCTGCTGAGTCTCAGCCGCCTGTGCAGTGCGCTCTTGCTGAGCTTTAGCCTGTTCTGCTCGGTCATTCTCAATAGCCAGACGGGTGATCTTGCGTTGCGCTTCTACAACGGCGTTAGTATCACCGACCTCCATGGCCCGAGCAAGTTCACCCTCGGCAGAAGCCATTTGGCTTTCTACCCGAGTGCTATACTCTTGCACATAACTGGTGTCGAGCGTGTCCATACGCTGCTTGAGTTGCTGCGCTTCGGCTTGCACACTCTGGGCGTACTTCAGCGCCTCTTCACGCTGCCGCTCGGCCTCACGCATTTTCTTGGTCAGACGATCAATCCGCTTTTGAGTGGCGCTTTCCGCCTTGTCAAAGTTGTCCTCTTCTTGAGCGACTTCGACCTGAGCCTCTTCCTGTTCCTGTTCGGGAACTTCGACCTCTACCTCGTTTTCGAGCTCAAGTTCAATCTGAGCTTTTTCTTCAGCCATCACTTACTCCTAGAAATGAAGAATATCTTCGGGTTCTTTGATCCGAGCCAAAATTTCATCGTCGTTGAGAATCCTGACCTCTCCGCCGTCTATCCGAAACCGTGAGCCCGCGTACCGCGCAAACATGACCCAATCGCCCTGCTTACACCACGCGCCAAACGGAAATTTCTCGGAATCCTTGTATGCCAGCTCCCCAACCTTCAAGACGTAACCCACCTGCGTGGATACTGTGTTCTCCTCGACAACCTTGTCCGGAAGGTAAATGCCCCCGTCGGTCTTGCCTTTCCCCCGGTAAGGAAGAATAAGCAGACGCCAACCGGTGGGCTCTGGCATTCTTTCTAAGAGAGAACCGCCGATGGCCTCGGGGTCCAGTTTCTTGTCCGTCGTTACATCCACATATGCAGATGCCAAGTTTTCAGCGCCCTCTGAGGCACCAGCAAGATCAACCATCGTTGCGCTCCTGTTTATCTAGCAGGCTCTTGAGTTCCTGTTCCACGTGATCTAGAGCTTTGAGATTGCCCATGAGCTCACGATACTGCTCCATGTTCTTGACGTTGTCGTATATCAACAAGTCCTGAACTGCCAACCGCCTGTCCCTTACAATTCGTAGGACAGCGTCAGCGAAGAAGACTTCATCCACTTATGTCATACCTCCCGCGAGCAATAGCGAATATTCGCATGTTTCATCATTTCGACGCAGCCAACCCTTGCCAAAGGTGTCAAAAGTCTTGAGCGCCTTGTAGAACTGCTCCCGTTCAGCCGTAATGTCTTCAATGACCTGCATTGGGTCTTTTTCTTCAACCGCAGCCAACGTCCGCGGGCCAATCGCCCCGTCCTGCACAACCATCACAGATTTCTGCAAAGCCTTGGCAGCACGACCCGGACCGCTGTTAACAGCCCAATCAAAGGTACAAAAGTCCACCCCCGAAGGGAGCTGGTCACCCTTGACCCTGTCCCAGTACCCCTCCTTGTAGATCAACTCCACATGTTCATCCGGGATGT